GTCAAACGGTATAAGTGAGTACACAGGCTATCAAGATAACGGACTAGGTTATCGTTTTAAATATTACAGTCCTAGTCTTACGTTCGGTGATAGCTCTCGCATTAAGATATTAAAGAAGTTAAAGCCTACGCTTGTTGGTGCAAACAACGCAACAGTATTTCTTAAGTGGGCGTATGACTTTCAGGGTACTTATTCTACTGCAGAGTTTACAGTAGGAGATCAAATTACTGGGTTCTTCGGTGAGAGTGAATACACTACCGTAGAGTTTACTGGTGGTGCATTAACTAATCAACGTAGCCTCAACGCTACAGGATATGGAACAAGTGTTGTTGTAGGACTAGAAGCAGAGATAGACGGTTCACAATTATCACTACAGGAGATTAACGTAATGGCTTTGATAGGAAAGCTACTTTAATGGGAGATAACTATGGCTGGTCCTATAGTAACAGGTAATACAACATCTACCACGGAGGAAAGCTCTGGCGGTTTAATGGGTGTTTTGGGAGATCTGGGATCTTTCCTAGCGCAACCAGACGTTTTACTTCCGGGTGTAGTTGGTGGATTATTAACAGGTGAAGCATACGGTCGTCTTAGCGATATAGGACGAGAGGCTAGAACAGGAGCAGAAGCTCTTGCTTCACAGCAAATGGAGCAGACACAGTTTAGACCCTTTACTGTGACTACTGCTACTGGTGCTGGTATGGGAACTAGAGTAACTCCTGAAGGTGCTGTTGAAACTACTATGGGTTTGTCGCCTGAAGAAATTGCTTTGCAAAGTCAACTACTAGGAGGTGCTGGTGGTTTCTTCGGTCAAGCAGTACAGCCTAGAGAAGCACGTGAGCAAGCTATCTTTGAGCGTATGCGTAGAGCGCAACGACCTGAAGAAGAGCGACAACGTCTTGCACTTGAAGAACGGCTAGCTGCACAAGGACGTCTTGGTGTTAGCTCTGCTGCTTACGGTGGCGCTACTCCTGAGCAACTAGCAATGGCTACGGCACAAGAAGAGGCTCGTAACAGAGCTATTCTAGGAGCTATGCAACAAGCACAAGCAGAGCAAATGCAGCAAGCAGCACTAGGACAACAGTTCCTTGGTGCAGGTTACTTACCACAGCAACAACTTATGGCGGCTACTCAGCCTGCACAACAGTTGGCAGCGTTGCAGCAGCAAGCTCAGTTGCAAGGTGCTGGATTGTTTGGTGAAGCTACTATGTCTGGTCTTGAGGCTCAGTTGGTTGCAGAACAAGCACGAGCTAACTTGTTAGGTGGTATTGGATCTAGTTTGTTAGGAGGTGCTTTAACACCTAGAGCAGATAACAGTGCATTAGCAAACGCAATTAGCGGCTTAGGTTCGTTAATAACTGGAGGAGGTAGCTAATGGCTAAGTTTTCACAGACATTTTTACAAGGACTTTTACAGCCCTCTTATCAAGAAGGTTTGTTTACTGCTGCCCGTCAAGCGGCACAGCTTCCTGCACAGTTACAGCAACAGAAAATGCAGGGTACTCTTCAGTCTGGTTTGTTTCAGTTAGAACAAAAAGCAATGGCTGGTACACTTACTCCAGAAGACTATCAAAAAGCTGTTACTGCTTACGGACAAGTAGCGCAGGCAAGCCCAGAACTTGCTGGAGAAATTAGATCTTCTCTATCTAGAGTAGGTACTGCAGTAGGCGCACAAAAAAGAGCAACTGATCAGAACAAAGTTAAATCAGAAGTAGCTAATCTTCGTCAAGCGGCTTTGGCTGTACAGTCTAACAAGCAATTAGAGCCTGAACAAAAGCGACAAACTTTAGCTAAAATGAAAATAGAGTTTAACAAGATCAAAGAAGCCAACCCTACTGTAGATTTTTCTAGCTTTGAAGGAATGTTTGAAGACGTTGTTGTGGAGGCGGCTCAACTTGATAGGATTGCTAAAGAAGCAGCAGATGAAGAAGCTGTTAATAACTTTTCTAATCAATTGTTTCAAATAAACAATTTTGAATCTTTAGAAACTGTTACTCAAAGTTTGTTAAAAGCTAATCCTGAATATGCAGAAGACATCCAAAGACTTTCTCAAGTAAGACAAGCGTCTCTTGAAAACTCGCAAAAACGAGAAAGAGCAAGAGTTGAAAGGCAGTTTGATATTACAGGCGATGTAGATGATATTAGAAAAGAAATTGAAACTTTGCCAGAACAAGCTTCTGATTTAACTGCAACAATAGAAAGAGAACTAGCTACAGCAGAGCAGTTGCAAAATCAATATAGAAACGATACTGGGTGGACCAACGAACCTGCTAGGCGTCGAGCAGAAGAAGCTATTAAAAAAGCTGAAAGTTTAATTGATCGTTATAGACTAGATAAAGTACAAAGCGATAGCAGAGAATTGCGATCTATTGATAATCAACTGTCAGAAGTAGCTAGAAGAGGCCCAGAAATTCCTAGCGAATCAGAAATAATGGATACAGCAGAAGCTATGGCGCTTCAAAGTGGTAAAAATTATGATAGGCTTTCTGTTAGCCAACAATCAAAGTTTTATGATAAGGCTAGAGAAGAGTTAACTAGCAGAAACAAATCTTTATATCAGCGTGATATTTCTATTTTAGAAAGACGTAGATCAAGCATAACAGGAGAAACTGTAGAAGAAGAAACAGAAACTCCTGAGGTTGCTCCCATAAAAGGCATGGACGATTACGACGGAATGGTTCAGCAAGCACTTTCAAGAAACCAAGACCCTGCTTCTATAGTAGAAAGTTTACGTGCTATAGGCGTACCTACAAAGCGTCTTGTAGCATTAGCAGATAAGTATAAATTACCACTTTTTGATTAAGGTATAACTATGGCTAAAGAATGGTGGGAATATGGAGGCGGTGAGTCTATTCCAAGCAGTGCATACGTTCCTTGGTATGAGCGCGAAGCTGAAGAAAAAATAGACGACGATTACAGTGCTGTACGATCAGGAGTCGTAGGCTTTGTAGAGACTGCAATAGGCGCAGGTGACGAGCTAGACGCTACTATACGTTTGTTAGTAGGCGAAGCAGACAACTGGTCTGAAGCTATTGGACAGTCTAGATCAGAACTGGCCTCATTTAAAGAAGAAAACCCTTTGATGTCTGGTGCTATTACTGGTGCTGGATTGATAGGTGCTTTGTTTATTCCCGGCGCAGGTCTTGCGAAGATTAGTCAGGGTGCTAGTAAAGCAGCACGTACTGCTAAGGCTGCTGGACTAGGTGCTGCTGAAGGTGCCGCCTATGGTTTCTTAAGCGGTGAAGGTGAAGAGCGCTTAACAGGTGCCGCTATTGGTGCTGGTGCTGGCGGTGTTTTAAGTGGTGCTGCTGGACGTTTTTTAACCAAAGGCGCGGACGAAATAACTGAACAGCCTTTGCGTAAAATTGTTGAAAGAGAAGACAGACCAGTAGACATAGGCGGTGCTGAAGGTTTTGCTAATCGTGGCAGGGCTGCTTCTGGTACAGGCGACTTAGACACTAACACACACACTAGAAAGTCTACGTCTGTAGTAGATGATGACTCTGTTCCTGCCAGTATTCACGATGATCCTAAAGAAGGCAGTAGATTAAGAGGATCTTTACTGCTAGGCACAAAAGAGTGGGTTGAAAAAAACGTAGGCATCAGAGCAGCTAGACTGGTAGAAGATTCTGAGACAATGGTGCGCTCAGAAATGCACGACATTGACGTTATGTTTGATGACAACTTTGGGTTTATTAACAAAGTGTTTGAGGACGACACAGCGTTTAAAGGTCTTTTTTTGCGGATGAACAAAACCATTGACGAGCCTAACAGGGCTACGTTTGATATGGCTCGACGATATGCAAAGACTGATGATCAGAAAAAAGCTGTTGACATCTTAGAATTACAGTCAAAAGTTTTAAGAGATCTAGACTTTGTACCGTATGAAAGATTTGACGATTACATGCCAACAATAAACATTGCAGGTACTTCTGGTGTAACAAAGGTATCTGACTATGACAGCCCGCTACAGGCTCTTAAGAACATGGCTAAGGATGTATCTGCTGCTCGTGCTGTTGCTCGTCGGTTTAACCTTGACATGTCTAAGTATGAAGACGAAGCTCGAAAGCTATTTGTTGAAAACACTAAGCCAATGTCTCGACTGGAGTTTGTTATTAAGAAGGTCAGGGACGAAGCACGTGATCAGGCATCAAGACAAGGCAACGTATCTGACCCGTCTGCTGTTGCAGATAACTTAAGAGACGCGCTACGAAGTGTGCTTATATCTGCTAAGACAGGCGGTGATGCTGTCGGTGCTGTTGCTAGAAGAGGCATCTCAGCCGCTCTACTGGCTAACCCGATGAACGCTATACTTAACTTTGTTGAAGGGTTTAACTCTCCTGTTTATCAGAACGGTATTGTAGCTTGGGCGCAGACAGTACCAAAAGCTGTACTAGCTACATTTAACAGAGAGTTTGGCGCGGTAGAAGGCAGGAAGTGGTTATCAAATAAACAGTTAGGTTTGAATAACTACATGGGTGAAGTACAGAACGCTGCTAAAAAGACATTTGAAGAAGGTGTAGAAACAGCTCGTTATGCGAAGTTACCGACTGCAGCTGCAAGCGTTGTAGATAAAGTGGGCGAAGCCGCTTACACGTTATCAGGTGTACGAGACGTTAACAGGATGAGCCAAGAGATCTTGACTAACTCTTCTATCAAAAGAGGAATGAACCTAGCTAAAAAAGGCGATGAAAAGTCTATGCAAAAGCTACGCGATCATCCCGGTATGCGCGGCTTGTCAGACTCTGAGTTTAACAAAACTGTAGATGCTTTGAAGGAAGGTAAAGTATCTGACCCTTGGGTAGTTAACTTTGCTGGTGCATCTTTGAACAAGTGGCAACCAGTTAGTGCAAGTGCAATGCCTAGAGCATACAATGACAATCCTAACTTCCGTATTATGTACAGTATGTTGTCGTACATGAACAGGCAAATGAACAACCTGCGTACAGAAGTTGGTTTGAATATTCTTAAAGTAAATGACAAAGGATTAAACACTAAAGAAGGCGTACAAGCGGCAAAGGCGGCAATGCTTAACAGTGCTAAGTATACTGCTTTGTTTGGTGTTGTTGCTGGTATCTGGGATGATGCTCGTAAGACTCTTGACTTCACTAATGATAAGTATATTGAAGATGTGTTTACTCCTGAAGGCGTAGCCAGCGCATCCTTTAATCAACTTGCTTCTAACATAAGCAGTGGCGTTATTAACATACGCGCTCAAGAATATGGTGGTGATCCTCTTAGTGTTACTCCTGCTCCTTTGTCAGCAGCTGCTAAACTATCTACAGGTGTAGGCAAGCTACTAACAGAAGGTGATGTGGACCCACTGCTCAGGGCGACACAGACCTACACGCCCGGTATTGCAACGAT